TGTCCCACCTTGCCATCTGGAAGAATCTCTTCCGTATAACGTAGGAACTGTACCATCCAATCTATTCTTTTTCATTATTTTAGAATATCTATCTTTTCTATCTTGGGTAAATGCCTTAGAAACTTGTTTGCCATTATTAGCAACTCGTTCATCTTCAATAGTTAATCCATCATTCCAAACTTTTCTTTCACCATTCTTATATTGTTCTCTTCTGGTATTTGCTGAATTTTCTATTGCTTTTAGATTGTGTCCCCAATTGTTATGGACTCTAGCAACATGACCACGGACCCATTCATTTTTAACAGTATCCCCACATCCACATTTACAATACTTAACCATAACCACTTAAAGTAATACTTTAATCAAAATTGGAGTATAGCGTAATCGTAGCGAAGAGTCAATGTAATATCAACTGGATCCGTTGTGTTTGCCCAATCCAAATCATTAAAAGTAGCAGACTCAATAAAAGTTCCTTTCAATGTCCATTCTTCAACTTTATCACCTACTGGTCCAAGAACATTGATAGTAACATCTTTCTTATAAAAATCTGTATATCCATCTCTTCCTGTTACGGACTCGTGTGATAGTCTTACCCACTCCATAACTGCCTGAGCTGCTGAAGGAACAACAGGATCATAAAGTGTTATTTCTACTGTATCCCAAGCACCTTTACCTTTAACATATCTCCTTACATTAATATGATCCAACTCAATTGTTTCAAATGTAATAGTTGGTCTATTAGCTGTCTTGATAAGATACGCCGGAATACCTTCAATGTACATGATATACCGATTCTTAGTCTTCGGCTCGAAGGGTGTAAACATTATTTCTGACGGATCAATTAGTTCTGGCATCCTGTTTCTCCTATAAAATTTTCTGTTTCACATATAAATATAAACAATTTCAAAAATCCTTTATTTTCAATTTCACTATTTTTCCAAGTTTTTTAGAAGGTTTTTAAATCTTCTCTTATATAAATAGTTTTTTGCATAAAAAACCCCACCATAGAGGCAGGGTTTTTTTGTTTTTATATGTAATTTGTGAATTACTCTGGGAAAGTAGCTCCAGTCGGTAGTACCACAAAGTCAAGAACGATAAACTCCGCTGTTCTTGTGGGTTGAATAAAAATCTGTCCAACGAGACGATTTCTATCAATCACATCCGGAGTATTATTTGTTTCGTCCATAACTACACGGAACGCCGTTAATCCACTATTTGCCTGTACTGACTCTAAGAACGGATTCACTATATTCAAGAATCTACTTCTTGTTGCTGAATCGTTCTGCTCGAATACCAAGTATCTAGACGAACTTGCAATGAACTTCTTAAGTCTAATCAGCAATCTACGAACATTAACCCTATCAAGTGCTGAAGGTTTGGATTGCAGTGTTTTCTGCCCCCAAACAACTACACCCTGACCTGGGAATGTTGCGATTGGATTAATTCTATCTTCATACAATTCATCTCTATCTGAATGACTTAGCCGTTTCTTAGCCTGAACAACAGTTGTCAAACCACCACGATTTAGGCCTGCTGGTGCAAACCATTCGTGAGCAACTTGGTCAGTGTACGCTATCACACCTGGTAGCACACATGACGGTGGCACCCAAACTGGTTTGTTAGTATTTCTATCAAGTATCTTGACCCAGGGATAATATGTTGCTGCATAATTCGTATCTAGTGCATTAATTGCACTTGTTGCAGTTGAAATATTATCATCAATGTCAAAACCATCAAGAATATACAATGCATCACCTCTGTCTTCCATTTTACTAATACCGTGATTTGTTACAGCAGGATGCAATCTGTGAAGTATTCCAGGAGTTACTAACAAGTTAATGTCAAACTCATCTGGGTTACTTATTGCAGTGATTGCTCTCTTGTAAGATTTTGTTCCACCAGTTGTAGCTGAAGAACAGTTAAATCCCTGTGTATTTGTGGTTGCAATGTTGGCTCCAGTATGTCTAGCTACACCAGGATTCAATCCGTTAAATCCATATTGAAATGGAACAACAAACTTTCTCTGTTTAATATGAGAAAGTGCTAATGTTACTTTTTCAGTACCATCAGAAACAGTTGAAGTTGATCCAAGTGATGCAGATGAAGCTGAGTGTCCTAACATATTCTCTAGACTCATACTTACATTACTTCCAGCCGTTTCAGTACTCGGAACTGCTTTCAAATACTGTTGATTATCAGGATTACTGAAATCAAATCCATAAAAACGACTAGAATTAAATGTATCTGGGTCGTTTTCGAGTACCTGTACACGAACAAAACTCGCTGTCGGTAGTGTTCCAGTATGTGGATCAATTACAGATTTATGTCCCATAGGAACAACTGTTTTTGGATAAGCTTCCAATTCTGTAAAATCTCCAACTCTGATGTGTTTAGACATATTTGGATAATCACCCGCATAAGTTAAATCACCATTATCATCATTAGAAATAGTCACATACTGATCACCAATTCGCCTTGCAAAGTAATTCGGACTATCAGGATCAAATGTAAGATCATCAAACTGTTCAAGAACAACATCATCTGCCTCTTTCCAAGTTATTTTATCAATCTCACGAACCTGCATTGAAAATGTCCCGTAATCACTACCTGCAACTGCTGATGCTGCTTTAATGTTCAGAAAAGCAATCTTGTATTTAGTGTTCACCTCATCGCCATGCGAAAGAGTATAAACTCTAAACAAATCATACCTTGCATTACTGACTGCCTGAGACTGAATCAACGGTGTCTTTGCAGTTGAATAAGCCTGAGTAGCCGTAAGGTTCAATGTCTGAACACTGGCTGTTAAAGCTGCCGTGGAAATACTAGCACTATAGCCAGACTGCCAAAACTTAAAGTTCGAATACAAGTAAACTGGAACTGTGTCCGTTCCAGACTTCTGAACTTGTGGATCAGAACTAAAAACTTCTGCAACATAATCTGCACTTGAAGTAGTAAACGATACTGTTTTTGATAATGCAGTAATACCACTGCCACTCAGATTAAGTACAAAACTACTCGCCGTTCCTCCTGCAGTTACAGTGGATACACTAAGATCCCCTGTTCCACTTGAGCCACGAGAAGGTGCGAATGCAGCCAAAACTGTTCCATGATCACTGCCACCTGTTACTTCAACTTGTAGTAAGTCAACTGAATATCCATCCCAACCAAGTACTCTAACAACGGTCACTGTACCGGCACTTCGTAAATAATTCTCTACCGCATAAGGTGTGTAATAATCTTTATTAGTAGATCCAAACACTTCTTCAAACTCTGAGAAACTTCTGATAATTGTAGGAGTGAATGCAGGACCTTTAACTGTTGGTCCAATAATTGCTGCTCCTATTTCAGAAATACCTTGAGGAAGAAATGATAAATCCCTTTCACGAGTAAATACACCCGGCGATACAATACGTTCTGCCATATTTTCTCTCCTATTTAGTTATTAAATAATATATAAAACAATTCATATCAAGTATAAATATAACTGGCAATCCTCAAACCTTTACTTTTAAGGACTTTTATGAAATTTAGGTTGTTACTGTTTCTGGTGTGAATGTTCCAGTTGTAGGATCAAGAGTACCTGGACCGTATTTCTCATTGAGCTCATTCACCAAATCAACTTCAGACTGTTGTATTTCAGTATACTCCTTTTCAATCTGTTCTTCTGCTTGATCTAGTGCAGCAAACTGCTGTTCCATCTGTAATCTCTGCACTCTTAATTGTCCGAACTGTAGTTGTTTTTGCTGATATCCGTTTTGAAGATCTGATAGTTTCTTCATTTCTTCTTCAGTAAATTTAACCTCTGATTCGAGCTTTTGAGCTAATTTAGATTCTTCTTGATTGTTCTCTGCCATTATAACTTCTCCTTTTTATAACTGTTATAAATTTTTTATTTGATTGTGTTCCTGTTACTGTCTAAAGTAATATCCATTATCATATCTTCTACTACCGCTAATAACCAGTTGATTATCAAGCCGAACCTGTGGGTTTTGGATTTGCATCTTTAACTGCTCTAATACTTTGTGCCCAACTACCGCTTGATGTTAATGAACCACTTACTATAATTTCGTGGT